AAATTGAACCAGGTGGAGAAAGAGCAAGACCTGATGAATTAAGAATTGGTGATTTTGTTTCTTGGAACTCTTCTGGTGGTAGAGCAAGAGGAAGAATTGTTCGCATTGTCAGAGACGGAACTATAAATGTTCCTGATTCAGATTTTAATATTGAGGGTACTGAAGATGACCCTGCAGCTTTGATAAGAATTTTTAGAGAGCAAGAAGATGGCTGGGAAGCAACAGATGTTTTAGTTGGTCACAAGTTTTCCACTCTTACTAAGATTGATGATTTAAGAATTAAGTACAAGAAAATGAAAAAACAAAAAAGAGTTTTGCCTGATAATTACAGACCATCTCTTAGCGAAGATGTTCCAGAGGGTCGCGCTTGTGGTAATTGTATTTTTTACAAAGAAGATGATGTTAAAGAATTTCCTAATGGTGAGCTTCGTGCTTGGTGCGAAAAATGGGATGATTATGTAAGTGGCGCATATTATTGCAACGCTTGGCAACCTGTAGAAGAAATTGAAGAAGATTTAGAAGATGAGTTAGATGAAGAAATGGAAGATGAGTTAGAAGAATCAAGACAAGTTAATTTAACTCCACCTGCTTATATGCGTGCTGCTGCTCGCAGAGGATTAGAACTAAATCGTCAAGGTTTTGGTGGAGATGGTTTGACAGATAAAACTAAACAAGAAGCGCGAGATATGGCTGATGGTCGTGTGTCTGAGGATAAGTGGCGCAGGATTGCACCTTGGATTGCTAGACACCTTGTTGATTTAGATGCACCACAGAATAATAATCCTGATGACCCTGGATACCCAGGTGCAGGACTTGTTGCTCATTATCTTTGGGGAAGTGGCCCATCTAAAAGAGCAGCTCAAAGAACTCGTGATTATGCGCAAGGAGTTATTGACAGGTTAGATGCTGAAGAAAAAAGACATGGTACTCATGACCAAGGTTCGCATGGTAATTGGGCTAGTGGTGGTGGGGAATATAGCAAAGGTGAAGATTTATTATCCAATGGTACTTTGGAAAAAGGTAATGCTTTAGATAATGAATTAAGTGATAAAACTTCTAAATATAACCCAAATGAATTTTTAGATAACAAATTTTCTAATGATGAGGCACTTGAACAAATAGCAGAAAGACAAGGTTTTGACGGTAAACCTCAACGAACAGCTTCTCAATCTGAATATGACGCGATTCAAAGTCCAAAAATTCAAGGTGGACAGTTAAATAATGAGAACGCTGTCATAAAAAATGAACTGCACAGAGGATTTAGAAACAGTCAAGATATATCGGCAGATAAAGCCAAAACTGAATTTGAGCAAGGAGATTATTATGCAGGAAAAGGCATCATTGGAAATGGTATTTATGTCTCACCCAGGTTAGACACAGCAACAGGATACGCAGAAAACGAATCTTTGCAAAATGTTTCAAGTTTCAAATTAGATTCAAATGCCAAAATTGGTTCGTATAGTCAAATAGTTCAAGAAAGAAACCAAATTCAATCAGAATTACCAAATAGTGTGTATAACGATATTGGTAGATATGCAGCAGCAAAAGGCTATGATGGATATATTATGGATATTGCACCAGCAACAGGTATGGATATTGTGGCAAATAACATAACCCAGTTAGTTATTTTGAATCGAACAGCAGTTGTATTACCACCTAGGAGTGCTTGATAAATGTCAAATTTTGTAGAAATAAGTCACGCTGCTGCTGCTTTAGCTCAAAATTTAGATTTTCAAGAAAGATTAGATTTGTTAAAAGCTGTATCTAACGCTGAAAGAGTTGAAGATATTGCTGAACCTTGGCAAAGTCAAATAAAAGAACTCTTAGATTCTAAAGAAAAGAATATGCCAAAAAGAACTGTAACAATGAAAACAGGTATAAAATACCCTTATGAGAAGAAAGAATCAAAAATGACTAAAGTTGAGCGTAGAGTAAAAACAGATATAGATTTTGAATTAAGAGTTGATAACGCTCAAGCTGATGGCATGCGTTTTACAGGTTACGCTGCCGTTTTCAACAGCGACTCTGAACCACTACCTTTCATTGAAAGAATTATGCCTGGTGCTTTTAACCGTTCACTCAAAGCACGCAACGAAGTCAAACTTTTCAAGAATCACAACATGGATGAAGTACTCGCATCCACACGTTCAAAAACATTAAAACTTACAGAAGACTCAACAGGTTTGTTAGCAGAAGCAACATTGCCTGACACAACAGCAGGTCGTGACTTGGCTGTTCTTATGAAACGTGGAGATGTTCACGCAATGAGTTTTGGTTTCTCTGTTCCAGCAAAAGGTGACAGATGGTCTGATGATGGGATGACTCGCGAACTACACCAAATCAGATTGCATGAAGTTTCAATCGTTACGGGTTTCCCAGCATACGAAGCAACAACTGCAAGTGTGCGTTCTCTAGATATTTTGGCTTCAAGAACAAATGTTGATGCTGATGCTTTGGCTGATGCAATGATTAAGTTAGAAGCAGGAGAAAAACTTGGTAATTCACAAGCTGACTTGTTACAAGAAGTTGTAACAAAACTTAGAGGCAATGAACCAACACAAGATGATTTGCTAGAACTAAAACGTAAACAACTTGACCTACTATTGAAAATGGTATAACAAATGGATAAAGCAAAAGTTAAATCAACAATTTTACAAGTAGCAGGTAATCCAACTTCAGGTGTAATTGCAGAACTGGCTGATGAACTAGCTCAAGCCATTATTGACATTGATAAACCAGAAGTCAAAAACTTTAACCCAGTTCAAGAAACCAGAATTGTAGAAATAAAAGAAACACGCTAAAACCTGATATACAATAATAATGATGGTTGCGTGGATGCCACCACCATTATTACTGTCGAGTGAGCCTCGCAGTCTAACAATCTCAAAACAAATACTATCGCTATTGGAGTGCATTTAATGTCTGAATACATTAAGCAACAACACGAAGCACGTCAGCAAGCATGGGCAGAGGCAAAAGCTCTGTTAGATGCTGCTGCTGCTGAAAAGCGCGACCTATCAGCCGAGGAAAATGAAAAATACAACCGTATTTCTCAAGACCTTGACTCACGCGCAAAAGTTATCGAAACCTTAAAGTCTGATGCAGAACGTGAAGAACGCGCTGCTCAAGCAATGACAGGTTTAGAAAACCAAGCAAGACCAGTTGCAGAATCACGCAACACTAAAAATGATGTTGATGCAATTCGTGCATTAGCAAAAGGTGAAATCCGTTCTTACGACTTCGAAAAAAGAGACGTAACTAAGGGTTCAAGTGGTTCACCAGTTCCAACTTCTTTCTTTGACAGAGTTCTGTTCTTAGCAAGATTTGTTGGCCCAATGCTAGAAACCTCAACCATCTTAAATACTGCAGGTGGCGAAAACCTACAAATTCCATCATTGAGTGCATACTCAACAGGAACTGTAACTTCTGAGGGCAACGCAATTGGCGAATCTGACCCAACATTCAACGAGTTCGTAACTCTTGGTGCATACAAGTACTCATTCTTGACCCAAGTTTCACGCGAATTAATTGAAGATGCTGGCGTGGATATTCTTGGATTCTTGGCAGAACAAACTGGAAACGCAATGGGCTATGCAATTAACAATGCCTTGACCGTTGGTACAGGAACAGTTCAACCAAACGGAATCGTAAACAGAGCAGGTTCTGCATTAACAGGAACTTCTCTAAACCCAACAGCAGACAACTTAATCGACCTTGTTTATTCAGTTGATACTGCAGGAAGACGTTTACCAGGAACAGGTTTCCAAATGAACGCAACTTCTATTGCAAACGTGCGTAAGTTGAAAGATAACGCTGGACAATACTTGTTCACACCATCTCTTTCAGCAGACACACGCGACTTGCTACTTGGTTATCCAATATTTGAAAACCCAGCAATGGCGACAGCAGCTTCAGCAGTTAGACCAGTTATATTTGGTCACTTGCCAAGCTACTATGTTCGTCAAGTTGGTGGCTTGAGATTAGACCGTTCAGATGACTTCGCGTTTTCTAACGACCTAGTAACTTTCAGAGCTACTTTCAGAGTTGATGGTAACTTGATTCAAACAAGTCACGTCA